CTGTGATTCCTTCTGTGGCCCAAAAAACTACTTTATGCATTTTTTCGAGATTGAGTGGTTCTCGATTACCATCTCTTTTTGTTACTTGTATTTGTGTCATTGTTTAACCTATTAAATAGCGTACTTTTTCGCTGTCAAGCGTTTTTTTAATTTTGATGTTTGCGGTAGAGATATTTAACAACTCTTCCGGGGACCAATTCAATATATATTTCCCTTGATTGATTAGGACTAAATTAGTCTCGTCACAACTGGCCAATTCAATTTTGTCAATATCTGGATGGTCTATCATCATAGTAGTATACACTATTCCTAGTGATCTTGCAAGATCACAGAACAGATTATCTGATAAAAGTTCCCAGGGATTTGGCCATGTTTCCTGATCGTCCCAATGTAGGTGGTACGGAGACCAAGGTGTTTGTTGCCACCACTGGTTTATTTTGTTTAAAGAAGATTCAAGGCTAAGATTTTTAGCCTCTTCTCGAAGAATGGACCATTGTACTAAACGGTCCTCAAATTTTACAGGCCACATCAATTAAGCAAGGTGAGCAATAGAATAAGTCAGTGTTCCGGGATCCCCGGTGTTGGTTGTTGTGTATCTTACAGACACAGTATTAACTACCTGTGTTGCAGAAAGTGTAACTCCAGTGGTTAAGTTTTCGGTATAGTCATCACTGTAGGATAATGTTAAACTACTGTCGTCGCTGATCTGTGCAGTAACAATCATTGTGCCGTGTCTAATAGAACTAGAACGAGAGATAGTATAATCAAGTCTGAAAGCCTTGGTGTCAATTGAATTGACACTAAAAATTGTTTGGTTGGACTGATTATTACCTAGCGTAAAAGTTTTTCCTGATTCTCTGGCATATCTACCCAGCTGAATCAATGTAGTAGTATCCACTGACCCGCCAATGATGTCTATCCGTGGGTAGATGTTGTTGTCAGCATCTGTTCTTGCAAACAAATCACTGACTGAAATATTATTGTCATTGCCAAATTTAACAACTGAGCAAGCTGGACTAGTTGTGTAATTGTTACCAACGTCTAAGAATGCATTATATGCACTAACGTTTAATCCGACTTCGTCATAATATATGCCTTCGGCATAGATTCTATCAAATATATTGTGTACGGCACGGAAGCCTGTAGGACCTCCATTGATGGGTGTTCCTTCTCCAAGCACGATACCTCTATAGAGTGTGTCAAACTTGCTGTTGCTAACTGTTATACCTGAGATTTGATAATCTGTGTTCATACCATATGTTAGGCCTTGAAATTGACATTTATCAAATACTATTTGATTGCAAACTAAATTGGTAGTACTGTAAAATCTTACGCCGGCAATATCATCAAGACTTTGGTTTGTGCTAATGTCAGTGTCGGACAATGGCCCAATAAAGTTAACACTATCAAACCAACATTGTGTTGCATCTTCAACATTGAAAATATCTGTTACCACTGAACTTTCAAAAGTCATTGAAGAAATTTCAATGTTGCGAGGAGCAACTGCTCCGTTGTTTCCAATGTTTGCACCAGTTTGTTGTTGACTATCTCCGTAACGTGCAACGTAGGCAGATAAGCTACTTAAATCAGTAGAGATATCAAGTTGAATAATAGAACAATTGGCACCTTCGCCAACTAGTTTTGCGTAGGTTGGAATAATCAGTGATTCTGTAATTCTATATGTTCCGGCAGGAAAATACAAAGTTCGACGTATTTGGCTATTGGTGTCTCTACAATAAAGCTGAAACAATGCTCGATTAATAGCTTGGGTATCATCGGCGGCGCCATCGCCTTTGGCGCCAAAATCCCGTACGTCAGCAATATCATCGAGCTTGGCCTGAAGAGTTCTAATGGTTGGATCGTCGGGGGTTGGTCCAGTCTGTGCGGCATACCCCACAGCAATATCTTGATAAGTGTAATTACTTAAAACAGTGATGTCTGAGAATTCTGTTAAAATTTCAGTGTTGCCAATGACCGGGGCACCTTCGTCGGGTGTTCCGTTGCCTATAAAAAGTTGTCGACTGTCAATACACCAGCCGAATTCAGCTCCTGAAAGCTGTGGAAGGTTCTCCTGGAGACCTTTCCGATTTGTAATTCTTGATACTTGTACTATAGCCATGTTGTGAGATCCGTTTAGTTCTAGTATTTATTCAGGATCGCAGGCTTACTGTTGTAGATAAAATTGCTCTACTTTGCGCCACCATAAATCTCGATAGCGGTCAAACTCTGCACCTTCTAACACAAACTCTTGGTATTCTGGGGGTTTAATGATATTGAATTGATCGTCAAGATCGGGCTTGACGCACATAAGAACCACACCCTTGCGTATTTTTGTGCCGTGTAATTCATTATGAGCTTCAGCATAAGCACACAACTGCACAAAGTAGTCGTCAATCCATTCACGCTTTTTGGGTTTGTTGGTTTGTTTGTAATCCAGGATGGCTTCTTCATTTAAGTGTATGCCAGCGCCGTCTGTTGTGCCTGCATAGATGCTGGGAAAGTACAAGGGTACTTCGATACCCCAGAATTCATTGACATTTTTTAAACCATTGTCCACAACGACCTTGGCCATGGCATGACTGGGCCAGGAGTAAGGATTTGAACCAGGTTCTTTGATGGTGCCATCACGTACATACTGTTCAAGATATGTGTGCATTCTAGTGCCGCGATTGGCGGCTTCTGTGGTGATCTGTTGTGCTTTTTCTACCCCCACACTTCGTCGCCAACGATTTAGAGCTTCAACTTTTTCTTGTGGTTTTGTCTTGTCTAAGATTGTGGTTACACTGGGAAGATTTTTACCATCTGGTGTGGCATAAAAACGTTTACCATCAACAGTAACTCGAGGAATTGGGTGATAGTTGTATCGGTTAATTAATTTTGTCATTGTAAATTTTATCAAGTTGATTTTCTTTAAGTGGATTGTATGCTGTGTGAGGTCTAAACACTTCGGATTCCATTAATGAATCAAACGTGTCTTTGCACTGATTATAATTTTTAATTAAAGTTTTAATATTATGTGGGGATTTTGGAGTTTCTTGTATTTTTCTAACTGGAACAATGTTTAGTCTATCAAATACTGTTTGATGGTTATTGATGAAATCTTCAAAATAAAAAACTTCTATGTTCTTGTATAATTTTGCAGTTTCAGAAGTTGTGCAACTTTGTTGATACCAACGATGCCAACTAAACTGATATGCAAATTCTGAATTGGAACCATTGCAATCAATATCAAATGGTTCTATAGTTTTTCCTGAATATTCAACATATTCGTCTGTTCGTTTAGCAATACACATTGATAAAATAGATGCAAGAAGGTCTCTGCGATCGCAGATTACTAAAACTGAATTTTTATTGATAGTCGGTAATACCAGATCATGTGTATGTGTAACTTGGTGCCAGTCAACACAACATCCGATAAGTTTGCTTAAAAATATACTGCCGGACCTGCCAGCAGATGTAACCAGGTACTCAACACTCATTACACTCTGAAACTTTCTCCACAACCACAGCGATCTCTTTCATTGGGATTGATAAAATCCATGCCTTGTTTAAGGCCGTCGCTTTTCCATACCATAGTTAATCCATTTAAATAAGGCATATCTTTTGGACTAACATAAACTTTAAAACCGCTTGGATCTTCATAGTCTACCACATCATCCATTGGGTTGTCAACGAATTCGACACGGTAAGCTAATCCACTACACCCAGTGGTGTGTACGCTTATTCGTATTCCTAGACCTTTGCCTCGACCGATTAGTGCTTGTTGTATTTTTTGAGAAGCATCATCAGATATATTAATCATTTTTAAAATAACCTCCGCAGGCAAAGCTAACACGTAATATATCATCAACCACAGGGCCAAGTGGTTGGTGTAGGCAAGAGCCGTTGTGCCCAACTAGCTGACCCGGCTCGGGTAAAATTCTTTCTGTAACATTTAACTCAGTGTCATAATAGAGTAAAGGGCCGCCCCAACTTTTTTCCCAAGTTGGGTTTAAATAAATCACAGTTGATTCGTAGCTGGAAATATCATCTTCCAGGTCTCTATGAATTACATCATCCTGTCCTTTTGTTAGCCCGTTAATTACAAAATTAAATATTTGAAAATTTGGGCCATATGCCTGCATAACTTTATCTAGAATTGTAACCCAGATTGGAGATACAGTTGACTGCCAATTGGGCTGATTTACAAACCATGTGCTAGGGTCTGATTGTAATATTTTACCTGAGTAACTAGAAAACACGCGATAACGCCATACATTTTTAGTTACACTATTATCAAAAGAACATCTCTTAGAATATTGCCACTTTGGGTTATTTGCAATTTCGTTCCAGGCCAAATCTAATTCATCTTTTGTTAAAAAATTTGGAATATTTCTTAAAATCATCTAGCATGTCTTTTTTTATAATCTTCAACAGCGGCCTTGATGGCATCTTCAGCTAGAATACTACAGTGAATCTTAACAGGAGGCAGAGCTAGTTCTTCGGCAATTTCGGAATTTTTGAGTTGGCCGGCTTGGTCGATGTGCATGCCTTTGACCCATTCTGTAACGAGGCTCGAACTTGCAATAGCCGATCCGCAGCCATACGTTTTAAATTTTGCATCTGTAATAATACCTGTATCATTATCAACCTTTATCTGTAGTTTCATCACGTCACCGCAAGCAGGTGCGCCAACCATACCAGTACCAATATCAGTATCAGCCTTGTCAAAAGATCCGACATTCCTGGGATTTTCATAGTGATCAATTACCTTGTTTGAGTATGCCATGTGATTTCTTAATTTAATATTCCGTAGGCTATGCACCATAGCTCTAAACTTATCTTATACAATAAGTATGTGCTCAATAATCCTGTTGTTACTAACAGGATCTTGTTTTGTAATAATTTTTCTATCATTGATAACAGGTCCGTGTGCGTGTGATTGTTCCATCGGAGTGTTGTGTTTCTGTCCATAGACTACAACTTTGTTGCGCAACCACTGGAGGATTTTGTACAATTACCGGCTGTTGAACAATGACACGCTGTTGTTTGGCAATTTCATAACCAATCATACCTGTTACAACAGGTGCAACCCACCAACCAATACTTGGTCCGCCGTGGTGTCTGTGGTGGTAAGATCCAAGCCCTTTACCGTGGTACCCATGATGTTGTGCCACAGCTGGCAATGTTGCACAGGCTAATGCCAGAGTGATGAATAATTTTTTCATAACATTTCTCCAAAAGTATTATAATATAACGCCTAAGAACTGTTATTAGTTTACAGGATTTAACTGATTAAGTCAAGTCTTTTATAAACCTTTTTTGTTCAAAGCTCGTTTGGCCATTTTGTCAACTGTGTCTCTAGCCTTGTCTACGGACATGGTAGAGTCTGGAACTTGTGCTCCTGCAAAAACGATGTCGTTGCCCTGAATATTATCTATTAGATTACTAAGGGGAGGTTGTTGTATTGCTGTTATCAATTGATCCTTACTAAGACTAATTCCCATACTTTGGGCTAATCTTAAAAAGGCATCAACTGATATTTGTTTTTGGGCGTTGGTGTCACCAGCACGACCAATTAAAAATTGTGTTAACGCTTCAAGTTCAGAATTGTTAACACCTTGTTCAATCTCGTCTAGTCGCATTATCGACGATCACGACCCAACGACGACGCTGGAGGTAAATCATCTTCGGCAGCGTCGACATCTAGGTCGGCAGCATCTGCGTCAAGATCAGCGGCATCGCCATCTAGGTCAGCACCAGCATCAAGATCGGCAGCTGGGTCAGCGGCTAAATCTTCTTCGCCAGGAACAACAGGTGCTTGTCCAGTTAATACGGCTTGGGCGCCTTCGAGTTGAGTTTTGCCTGCTTGCACAGCACCTAGTAATGTGCTCAATGCGGCTGTGGCATCAGCTTGGAACTTGGTGGCTTGATCAACACCCATGTCATTACGAATGCTGTCAGTCAATGCTGGTAAGTCTTTGAACTGCATTTCAGAGATCTGTTCAAGCATTTTCTGAATCTGGTCAACCATGTCCTGTGCGGCTAAAACAACTTGAGCTTGTTGAATTTCGCTTTCTCTTAATCGACGTTTTGCAATTCTTGTTGTCTCTGCCATGCCTAAATTAGGTTGGCTTATTTGCTTTTGAATATTACGAACTTGCTCCTGCGCTGCCTTCAGTTGATCTTGTAGAGCTTTTTTCTGCTTGGCAATTTGAGCAGCCTGCTGTGCAGGGTTAACTGCTGGCTGACCAGGAACAGCACCTGGAGCAGTAGGTGCAGTACCTGGTGCTGGAGGAATTTCTTCTGACAGTCTACTAGCAAGTCCTTGCTCAAGCATGATTAGCTTTAGGTAAGCAGGCTGTCTT